ACAGTTATCAATTCCAATAAATTGTGTACCATTGTATATTACTTCTAAACATACAGGATCTCCAGGACTATAGGTATTGTCAGTATCTCCACATTGAGTCATTGATATGTTTCCAGTAAAAGTTATTGTAGGACTACCCGAACCTTCTAAAAATATATACATCTTATCTCCAGCACCTAAGTTTTCACTCATTCTTGGATCAATCAATACATTTATAGTAAAATCATCTGTAAGAACTCCTTTAAAAGTTACAATAGTTTCTACTTGATTAGGAATAATACGGATAGTATCCCCATCTCCAGGTACTTCAAACTCAAGTACTTTTCTAAACTTACTTACAATATCATTGACATGACCTAGCCTAGCTAAATCATTATCTCCTATAGTGTGCCCTAAATAAATATTAGGACTACCAGGTTTTATTTTTTTCAGTGCCATAATTATTTATTTTTATTAATCCCAAAAACTTATACTAAATCCACATGGAGCACCATCAGTAGACTGAGGTTTATTTAAATCTTCAGCTAATTGTGGAGACAAATTGAATATAATTTCTATACTTCCTTCACCAAGATCTTTACTTAATTCAAATGTACCTAAGAAAGATAGTTTAGCATTCATATGACTAATTACGTCAGCTGCTGTTTCTAAATCTTTAACTATAGGTGCGTATACAGATAACCAATCAGCTGTATTGGACATACATCCCATATTTAATTCTACAGCACTACCTCCAACATTCCATGGTAAACTGCTAGTATTAAAAGATGATGTTAATGTAACTCCTCCTAACAAGTTAACAGGTACTTCATACCATAAATTACCTGATCTACTAGGATAGTTGTTAGTTACGACTAAACTTCCAGGAGCTAGTATTCCTTTTTTGTTGTATCTTACAAATGCACGTTTTTTTGACATATTATTTAAATTTTAAAATTAATATATTAAGGACAAATTGGTCCTAATTCAGTAATAACACTATCTTTTACAATATATTGTATACTATTACTTGGATCTATTAAATAATTATCAGTGATAAGTTCTAATTCTGGATATGTTTTTATTACAAGTTTTCCATTACAAGCAAATATGATAAAAGATCTGTTGTCTTCAGTAGTACAAACAGTATCACTATGATAAAAGTTTTTAACCACTCCTATATTATAACAAGAAGTTTCTTCACAACATAAGTCTGCTGGAATTTCGTTCCATGTAGCTGGTCCATTAGGATATGATCCTCCTGTTAGAATTAAGCTACCAGGTACAATCTTTCCTTGCTTACTGTACCTTACAAATGCTCTTTTTTTAGACATTTTATATTATTTTAATAATTAAGAATTTTTATTTGCTATAAATTTAGCTAACTCAGCTTCTACTTTTACTTTAGATTTATCTAAAATCTCTTGTACTTTTTCAGATACAGGTTTAGGAGCTGGAGGATTAGGAAAAAGAGTTTTAATTTCTTGTGTCATAATTTTTAAGTTTTAAAGGTTAATCCCACCAAAGGGTAACATTAGAATTTCCTGCTGCAAATTCAAATTCATAAGATATAAGAGATTGAGCTAAATCTGTTGTAGGTACTGATCCATAAGCTTCTAATACAAGAGCATAGTTAATTTCTCCTGTAACAGGATCTGGTGTTCCATAACTATACATCATTACTTTAACACCATATAAGGTATTAAATACTCCAGCATCTACATCCCACATCTGAGCACCATCTGCTAAAGGAGTGGTTGTAACATCTAAAGTAGAATCAAAAAAAGGAAGATTAGCTGCAACAGCTGCCACCATTCCTGTTAGTTTACCAGGAAATAAAACAGGGCCTCCAAATAATTCACCATTAGGTATGAGTTTAATTGTACCAAGATATTGACTAATTACAGAATTTCCACTATACTGAAGTACTCCTCTCACTCTATAACTATTTACAGTGACAGCTGGAATAAAACCCATACCTTGACCACTAGGATATTGATATAAAGGACCTGCATTAAATAATGTAGATTCTGGATAGAATACAAAAGGATAGTCAAGAGTATGTATTTCTTGATTAGCTTTACCTGTTTCTACATCATCTACAAGTCTATTAAGATGACCAAGTCTTGCAAACTCTGTATCACCTTGTATTTTACCTAATGCTTTATCAGGACTTGAAGGCTTAAATTTTCTTATTGCCATTGTTTTAATTTTATAAACTATTTAAAAATGCTGTTGTTAAATCTGTCCATCCTGATACAGAGTTATACTTTTTAAAAGAAGTAACATTTACATATGCATTGTATCCATGGTCTACATTGATAAATGTACCATTACAATAAAATACATCTACATTAGTTCCTACGTTAGCAGCTACTATACCAGAACCTCCTGTAAGAAATGTATTTGATGCCACTCTAATATATTCTGTTGCTAATTTAACACCAGCACCATATTTAGTAGAATCTAATACAAAGTTATAAGGAGCAGAACAAAGTGTAGCTCTATTTGCCCATAGTATAGTAGCAAGAGTAAAATATTGATCATTATTAGCAAATACACCAGCACCTCTCACTGGAGTGGGACCAGTAGCTGTATTAGTCATAACCCATTGAGCAGCTGTAACAACAGCACCACATGTATTATCTGTTAAAGACTCAGCTTGAGTTTTACCTTTTCTCCACATACGTCCTACATTACCAGCTTGTGATATACCTATATGAGGCATATTAACTAAAAACAAAGCTCCATTAGCTGTAATGTGAGAAGCCCAAGCTTGTAATCCTAATACACCAGTGTGAGGATATCCTGCTAACCCTGCACCAAAGAATGGTCCAAGAAAATCAGACTGCTGTGCAGAAGTCTGTCCTAGATTGTCAACATGCTCAATAGCATTAACATCATCAGAACATACATCTGTACTAAGAAGTATGTCTTTATAACTGTATCCTTGAGTTTTAATAAACTCTTTAGCAGCTTGAGCAAATCTCAATGCTGGTACAGCATCTTCATACTGATTTTGAACAGTGATTGTATATGATGCTGGATTGGGTGGAAATACAGAAGTTGTACAACACAAGTCTGCTGGAACTTCATTCCATGTAGATGGTCCATTTGGATATGAACCACTAGTTAAGATGAGACTACCAGGTACTATTTTTCCCTGTTTAGAATATCTTACAAATGCTCTTTTTTTCATAATTATTTATTTTTTAGGTTTGGAAATAGATTTAGGTTTACCACAACCGCACCCATATTGTTTGTTATCTTTTATCATGTTATATAAGTTTTAATATCTGATAAATCCTTTTATACTACTGATTTTACGAGATAATTTAGCAGTTCTATGAGCTACCTCATAGCCTTCTCTACTACCTTCATCATTTGAATTACCTTCTATGGTTTCAAATGTTTTATTTACAAGATCCACTTTAGATACAAATCCAATGTGCCCCATACCTTTACCAAAGTCCATTACAAACAGATCTCCCACTTCAGGAATAGCTACCTTTCTACCGTATGTAGTAGTATTCCAATGGGCTAATACTCCTGCAGTTTTGGGAACAGGGTTAGCTAAAGAAAGATTAGCTGAAGCTTTCTTAAAACACCAATAAACAAAGCTTTGACACCATGCATAACCTTGTCCTAGTCCAACAGAAGAAAGATATTCACCCACTTTAACACCTTTATTGTTACCACCTTCTTCATGAACACCAATCTGAGATTGAGCTACTTTTAAAGCTTCTTCAACTATTTTTGTCATGTTTATTTAGTTTTTTAAGTTCTTTAAGTATTTTAGCATGATCTTTAAGAGCTTTTCTATCTAATTTAAGATCTTCTTCAAGTTTTAGTAAAAGCACCATTATACCTTGTAAAAGCTCATTTGAACTTTCATCCACTTTAAGATCTTTGACTAGCTCTTCTCTGTCTTTAATAGCTTGTCTGTTAGAACTCATAAGAATCATTGGTGTAGCATATGCAGACTGTGCAGAAAGAACCAGGTTCATAAGTATAAAAGGATAGGGATCAAAATCTACAGCATTCTGTACATTTAATATCATCCAGATTATAAGAATGACTGTTTGCCATATGATAAACTTCCAGCTTCCTACAAAAGAAGCTACTTTATCAGCTAGATTTACTCCAAAGTCTTTCCAGTTCATTTATGTAATTTAATTTTCCAGTATGATTGAATACCTATTTGTAAACCACCAGATGCATCCATACCAACGTATCCTCCGTATATTTGATCTTTCTTATTTTTAATAAGAATACCCGTGGAAAGTTGATTAATTATCTGACCTTGTTGACCTTGTACACTACCACCAATATACCATTGAGTTTTCTTTTTCTCAGGAATTGTTATAGTTGTGGTTATCACAGGATATTTAAGACTATAATGTGTACTTCTACCTATAATTGTATTTTTACTCACAGTGTCTGTAATATAAACATGACCTATTGAGTCTATTTTGATACTATCACTCTGTATATTTTTAGCTAATAGTTCTCTAACTAAAAGCTTATATTGATTAAGAAGCCTACTATAATTAGAATCTGGTAGATATTCAGTGTTCCATCTATCTACTGGTACAGCATAAGGCTCCGTTTTAATAATCTGAGGCTTACTGTTAATAGTAGAATCTGTATGTATCCATACAGTGTCTTTAACTATTTTAATACCATCTGTTACAGCCACTTGCTTTCCACCACCACATCTTTGTAACAGTATGATTATCAATAGTATAAAAATTACTATTTCTGTTAAACTAATCTTTTTGAGAACCATTAGTAAAAAAGTTTGAAATAAATTTACCTAATACAGCTCCTATCATAATAATAGTACCTGTAAGGGGATTACCATTTAATACAGCTATACTAGCACCTAATGTACCAGCAGCTGCTAAACTATCTCCTAATACTCTCATTCTCTTAGGAGTGGGAGCAAAATAATATTTCCAGCCAAAGTTTAACTTTTTCATCTATAATTATTTAAATTTCCAAAAATATCCACCAGCTTTCTTACGATGACCGTTACAAACACTACTTATATCTTTAAACCCTGTGTGCTGTTAAGCTATTTTTATACTAGGATATTCTACAAAATCATCATTTTTCCATCCTATAACTGCTTTATTATTAGCTAAAACTAACTTCATTTTAGTTTCATCTGAACGTTTAATAGATCCATTTTTAGTTCTTGTTTCAATCCCTTTTAATACAGAATCTTTTGAAAACTTTTTACCTTTAGCAGTTTGACTTATCTTTTCTTTTACTTCTTTTGTTCTAGGAATACCTCTATTTCCATCCAAATTTCATAACTCTTAATTTATTAGTTATAAACTCTAATTTCTAGTGTTTTATCTGTAATATCAAATCCTGTAAGAACCAATAAAGTAATTGTAGAAGAATCAATTTTTGATATATTAGTTATTGTAGTATATGAACTAGTATCAAAATCACTTTGAAAAATAATAGCTGTATTTGCTGTAAATAAAGCATCACTTGTTATTGAGTATGCTTTCCAACTGTCTACTATACCAAAATAACTAATAGTTATATCTCCTAAACTATTTTCTAATACTACATTAGAAATTTGTGGACCATCTCCATCATAAGTGGTAATATTAGCTGTATATACTTTATATAATCCAGCTCCAGATTCTTTAATGTTATCTACAGCACAACATAGTCTTTTTACTCTTGTTGTAAGCCAAGACAGCTGTTCAAATATTCCTAATGCCATTATTAACTAGTTTTATAAGGTAAATAATCTTTTACATCAAATACGTCCTCATGTTTAAAATATTTATCAAATTGAAAATTATTTATATATGAAGTTGTCTTTGGAGGTGTGTTAAATATTTTTTGTTGTAACAATTGAACATCCTTTTGAAGGTTGTCAATTCTTGTTTTATCAATATTAGACTGAGCTAAAAGAGCCTTAACATCTGACCTAAGTTCAGTGACATCTCTCCATATCATCATTGCTAAAACAGTGACTATTGAAGGAAATAGGTAGATTTTCAATGCATTAGCTATTGAATTTTTGGGTGTCGGAATTCCACTCATGTTTAAAAATTGAAAAAAGTAACATAAAAAATAGAAATTTTAAAGAAAAAAGCTTAAATTTGAAACCCTTTTCTTACAATATAATATACACATTTTTTAACAAAAAACCTAAAAAAGTATGAGTCTTAAAAAATATCAAAAAGAACAAGAAAATGCACTTATAGATGAATTTTTACAAACATTTCATGAAAAAATGGGATATTATCCAACAGTAATTATCAATCAAAAGAAAAATATTGATCGTTCTAAGACATTGACTCTTGCTAAAATTGAGGAATATTTTGAGTCTTATTTACCAGTTATTTTTGATAAAAAAGCAGGTCTTTCCAGCATTATAAGAAGAAGACCCCTTCCTGAACTTAGATTTATGTTTTCATATATTGCAAGATCAATGAGATATAGTCTTAAGCAAATTGGTGAGCATCTAGGAGGACGTGATCACACCACTATTATTCATGGACTTAACACTTTTAAAGATTTATATGAAACTGATGACAAGTTTAAAGAAATATATTACAACATTATTAACAAAATAAAAGAAGATCATGAGCCATCAACTATGGAATACCTTACTCAAATGGAATTTGAGTCCTAATCAGATTTACTTTTTAGATAGCTGCAGAGAGAAAATTATACCTTCTAAGATATTAATCAATCCTGATTCTGAAAGGATAATTGCTCATTCTAAAGGTTTAATAGATGATGATGGAAGATTAACTAATAAAGCTGCTGTCATTCTCAATGAGTTTGAGACTTATTTGGTAAAAACAAAGAAGAAAGTAGCAAGTGAGATATTAGGTGCAGATATGAATGAACGTATTAAAGAATATAGAGAGATATTTCCAAGTAAAAGATTACCTTCTGGAGAGTTAGCCAGACAGTCTACACAAGAACTAAAAGATAAATTCATATGGTTTTTTAAGACATATCCTGAATATGACTGGGATCTTGTATTAGATGCCACAGATTATTATAATGATATATTTAAAAAGAAGAATTATATGTACATGGCTAATAGTAGCTATTTTATTAAAAAAACAAATCCTCAGAAAGAAATAAGCTCAAAGCTTGCTGACTATTGTCAAGAAATAATTGACAATCCGAAGATATTAGATAACATTTAAAAACTAAAAATGACAATAAGAGAAAAAATGATTCATGAGTTTATGATAGCAGTTTTATTCAGTGTAATCAACTGGTTGATCATAGATAATCTTATTATAAATGTATCAATAATTCAATACATTTTTATAGAACTTGTCTTGGTTATTTCAGTAAAATTGTTTAAATTTACAAAGCTAAAATTAAAACTAGATTAAGTGTGAATATTCTCAATCTTCCTCAAAAAGACAGACCTTTTGGCTTACGTAGTTACACAGAAATACTACAGGAAGGTCTGCAATATATAGAAGATAGACGGATGGGTAAGATTAAATCATTAATGTTACCTTGGGCTGGTCTGAATAATGCAGGTGTAGCAGGATTAGAATGGGGATCAATGCTAACAATAGGTGCTCGTCCTGGTTCAGGAAAGACAATGTTTGTTAGTCAGATATTGAGAGAATCTAAATATCTTAATCCTACACAAGAATTTAATATTTTAGAATTTCAATTTGAAATGGGTCCTAGACAGACAGCTTCCAGAGATTTTGCATCTCAGGTGGGTCTTGACTATAATCAAGTGTTAAGTACACATAAACAAATAGATGAGTTTTCTATGAAAATGATAAAGCAATATCTGGAAGACAGTAGGGCTTTTGAAAAATTAGGAAACTATAGAACACAAATAAATGAACCTCTTACAGTGAGGGATATGGAGAAAGCTATTTATGCTGCTTACAATGGTTTAAATGGTAAGCCTCTTATTGTTACAATTGATCACAGTTGGCTAATTAAGAAAGATGTAAACGAGAAAGAGAAAATAGCTACATTGTACAACACTGTAGAGATGTTAATGAAGGTGAAGAATAAGCTTCCTGTTATTGTGTTTATGATTTCTCAGCTGAACAGAAGTATTGATGAACCATTAAGAAAAATCCCAGGAAATACAGCTAACTACCCTACTAGTAGTGATATATTTGGTGGTGATGCTCTTATGCAAGGTTCAGATATGGTGTTAGTTCTTACAAGACCATTCAAAGCAGATATTGAAATATATGGTAGAAAGGAATATTCTTGTAAAACAGAAGATATATTTGGTCATATTCTAAAGTCTAGAAACAGTGCAGATGATATCAATATGATATTCTTAAAAGCTGAATTTGCTAAACAACGTATGATAGAAGTAGCTGAACCTACAGCTAACAATCCAACAGGTGCTCCACCTCAAAGGAGAACAGCTAATAGATTTAATTCAACACAACAATTTCCATAACACAATTAAAAATTAAACAGTATGTCAATTATGCACACGATGTCTGATGCTGATAGACTTAAGTACAAAGCTGATAAGCTTAAAGAGATCAGGGAGTATAACTCTGAACTCATAAGTGATCTTGGTATCAGTGCTTATGACTTCAACATGAAGACACAGTTTTATGATGAACAACGAAGACTGGTGGTAGGGATCTTTCCATCAGAATTTAAGAAAACAAAAGGATTTTTCTTTGAGCTTATAGACTCAGACTTAAATCCCGTAGATCCTGATAGAAAAGTATATAGAGTGCCTTTTAACACTTCTTTTGAAGAAGAGTATGAACTTAATTCTAAAGGTTCATATTTAGTTCCAATTGAAGAATTAAAAGTGTTACATCCTAATTCTATTGCTATCAGTAAAATGTCAGCATTTACAGGTACAGATAGCCAACCTGTATTTAAGGTGACACAAAAAGCTCAGGAAACTGCAGCTAGTATTCCTAAAGCACCATCTCCTATGGAAGATGCACCGTATTCTGATATTACCATCAGAGATTACTATGCTATTCATACAAATAGACCAGTGAGTGCTAAAGGTTGGTTAAATGATCTTATAAAAAACAATAAATAAACATAACATGGCTCAAGGAATTTTGATCATTGCAGAGTCTGGTGCTGGTAAGTCTACCAGTATTGAGACGTTAAACCCAAAAGAAACATTTATTATTAATGTAGCTAACAAACCCCTACCATTTAAAGGATGGAAGAAAAAGTACACTATCTGGAGTAAAGAAAACCCTTCAGGTAACATGTATGATAAAGCTGCTCCTGAAAGTATAGAGGCTTGTATTAAATACGTTAGTGAAAAACGTCCTGAAATCAAGACTATAATCATAGATGATTTTCAGTATGTAAGCAGCTTTGAATTTTTTGATAAAGCTAATGAAAAAGGATATGAGAAGTTCACACAGATAGGTGCACATTTGGCTAAATTAGTTAGAATGCCTAAGGATATGAGAGAAGATTTACTTATTTTCTTTCTCACTCATGCAGAAGAAGCTACTGATATTGAAGGTAAACGTAAGTTTAAAGCTAAAACAATTGGTGAAAAATTTTTGCCTGTATTCATCTAATTGACTGGAACACCCTTAGAGCTTCATACACTCTCTACAACAGTAATGATTGTAGTATAGTAAAAGAGATGAAGATTGGGTAATCAGCAGCTAAGTTTCCTACAGGTGGTGCTGAGGAAAAAAGTTCAACGACTATCCCTGTGATGGGGAGTACTCTAAACTTAAAAACTTTAGGGGAAATGGTGAATTAAATTTTGTATTTAACCGATAGTTTTGTATATTGTATTATGAAGCAAACAATAATATACACTCTATCTGATCCTACAACTAATGAAGTTAGATATGTAGGAAAAACCAAAAGTTCTTTAACAACAAGACTATCTCAACACATTCACGATAGTCTAAACAATGGTACAAATAGTCATAAAAAAGCTTGGATAAAAGGGCTTATATTAAAAGGACTATTACCTATTATTGAAAAATTAGAAATAATCTTAGATAATGATTGTTGGAAAAATCGTGAACAGTATTGGATTGCACAATTTAAATCTTGGGGATTTAATCTTACTAATATGACAGATGGAGGAGATGGTAATCAAAATCAAGTTATGTCTATAGAGTCTAGACTCAAAAGATCAATAGCTTTAAAAGGAAAACCTCGTTCAAAAGAAGTTATAGAAAAAATAAGTAAGAGTCATTTAGGAAAAAAACTAACTGATATAACTAAAGAAAAAATAAGATTGTGTAATACAGGAAAAAAACAATCAACAGAAACTAAAGTTAAACGATATAAAGCTGTTTACTTAGTAAATATTGATGGTGAGATACTTAAAGAATACCCTTCTTTAGAGCATGCTGCTAAAGCACATGATTGTAGAAGAGGTCAGATTTCAAATGTATGCAGAGGTAGAACCAAATCTGCTTGTGGTCTGATATGGAAATACAAAAATTAAAAGATATAGTCTATTCCTTCAAGAAACTGAAGGTAGTAAAGAAAATGATTGATGAAAAACTTACGTTAGAAGGATTATTTTCCATAGTTTTGTTTGGTAAAGCCAAGAAAAACAAAGATGCAGAGATCAGATATGTATTTGAAACCCAGACCAATGGTGAAAATACATGTAAATCTCCAAGAGGAATGTTTCCTACATTAGAAATACCTAATGACTTAAGTTTAGTAGTTAATGCTATTAAAGAATACGAAAATTAATTTTACACTTTTATTATTTAAATTAAAAAACAAAAAACATGTTTAACACACAAGGTCAAGAAGTAAAAGGTGGAGGTTTGAATAAAACCTTTGAACCAGGAGTAATTTATGCACACATTTATAGTGCACAAGTAAAAACAGCTAAAACAGGTAAAAAAGCTTTAGAGCTTACATTAGAAGGACCAGCAATCCCTAACTTTGAAGGTTGGGCTATTGACAGGGAAAATCCTGAAGGTGATAAGTATCAAGGTCTATCTGCAAGGGTAACTGCCACTGTTTATACAGATGAATATAATAGTGATGATGTAAACAAAAATGAAATCTTAAGTAAAATATTAGTTATTTCTAATGAACTTGGCTTGAGATCTGAAATTGATAACTTGTCTAAAGATGCAGCCATTGTATCTATTGAACAATGGGTAGAAAAAGCTGTAGACATTTTAAAGAACAATGATTTATATTGGTTCTTGGCTGGTAAAGAAGATGAATATAATGGTAAAACTATTGTAAAGCTTTCTTTGCCTAAGTATAAGTTTTGTTCCAGCAATGAAACTAAACTGAACAAGTTTGATAAAACTAATAAGTATCACTATTCTCCACTTGCTACTAATTCTATTAATAGTTTTGAACCAGCAAGTGATGACTTTAATGTATAAGTTTTCATAGGTTTTAGTTTTAATTTTACGGGGGGATGTTTCTACATCCCCCTTTATTTTTTAATTTTGAAGATATGTTTAAAACAAAAAACTTAGTACACACTATAAAAGATGTTCCTATCACTTGGATGTTTGAAAAGTTTTGTAATCTTAAAGAAAAGCTTAAGGGTCAGGATGTAAAGATTAAATCTTTATTTAATCCAGCAGAACGTACTCCTAGTATGTGTATTTATATGAGTGGAGATAACACTTACAAGTATAAAGACTTTTCTACAGGAAAACAAGGTTCAGCTATAGACCTAGTAAAAGATATATTTCAGGTTCCTTTTCATCAAGCTTGCAAAATTGTTATAGAAAATTACAATGATTATGTTCTTCATAATAATGGAGGATATGATTTAGAAGATTTTCAAAAAGCATCTAAGTATAAGGTTATTAGTCATAAGCTTAGAAACTGGAGTACTCAAGATCAATATTTCTGGACTCAGTTTAATATTGGATCTAAACTACTAGAGGCTTATAATGTTAAACCTTTAGAAAGTTATAAAATGACTAAGGATGATAAAGAGCTTTGTATAAAAGGTCTTTACTTATATGGTTATTTTAAAGAAGATGGTACATTGTATAAAATATACCAGCCCAAGACACTTGATAAGAAATTTATTAAAGTGACTAACTATATACAAGGAATGCATCAGTGCACGGGAGAAGACTATCTTGTCATTACATCAAGTTTGAAAGATATTATGTCAATCAAGTCTCTAAAGCTTAAATTAGATATTATTGCTCCTGATAGTGAAAATACCATGTTAAAAGCTGATGTCATGGAGGAACTTAATGAAAAATATAAGAAGATCATTATTCTTTTTGATAATGATGAACCTGGCATAAAAGCTATGCAAACATATAAAGAGAAGCATCCTTATGTAGAAATTACTATTCTACCAATGAGTAAGGATGTATCCGACAGTATAAAAGATTTTGGAGCTAAAGAAGTTCGTAATAAATTAGTTCCTATCTTAGATAAAAAAATACATAATGGCTAAAAGAAAGACAGCTAAACCTAGAAAAACCACGGTGGTTAAAACTAGAAATGCTGGTACAATGACTGAAGTTCAGTTTTTTCAGTGGATAAGACAAGTATTAAGAAAAGCATCTATATACTGGAAACCTATATCTCAAGTAAGGAAAGAAGCTCAAGTAGCTTATAAAGGTCCTAATAAGAGAAGAAAGTATTCTTATGTATGCAGTAGTTGTAATAAAGAATACCCATCTACAGAAATAAATGTGCATCATAAAATAGAATGTGGTAGTTTAAAAACTTTTAATGACTTACCTGGGTTTGTAGAACGTCTTTTTTGTGAAAAAGAATTACTATCAGTGCTCTGTAAAAACTGTCATGATGCAGAACATAAAAAATAGGAGAAAAAAATCATAGATTTGGAAAAATTCCATGGAATAAAAAAACACAAGATGAGAAATCCAAGAGATAAAGATTATCTTATAAAAACAGTGATGAAACAGATAGAAATGGATGTTCACTGTAATGATGTAGAAGCTATAGAAGAATTATTAAAGTTTCTACCTAATGTAAATTTAATAGAATACTTACCAGAGGAAGACCAGTCTCCTTTTAAACATTTAAGAGATGAAACTAACTAAAGAAGAAGTGAAGGCTCTAAGGCTTTACTTGGATGAAACCACTATAAATATAAGTAGTCTTATTAAAAAAATAGGACTTGCTAATGTTAAAACATTTGAATCAGTGATAGATAAAATTTATAAAGAAGATGCCTGAACTACACGACACCCTAATGGGTAGAAAACTTATAGAAGGTACGTTACCAGATATAGCTAATCAGCTAGAACGTATAGCTAATGCTTTAGAAAAGAAACAAGACATAGGAGGCACACCAGTTAGTGCTCTCAAAACATTTATTAAAAACTATCCTAATGACGAAGAATTAGGAAAACAAATTAGGAAAATATGGGAGAAGTAACAAAACCTAATAAGCTTAAAGACCTTATTAATGTACAACAGCTTATAGATTTTTTAGAGTATGAAGAAGCTTTAACAAAAGACAAAGAAACAGCAGCAAGAATTACAACACTTTTAAAAAACTTAGGAATATGGAGTTAGAAGATTTAATGCAGGAGTCTATAAAACTTATGGAGAATGATTTTTATAGCAAACCATTTAATTTCTCTTATAGTAGTTTAAATAAGCTTATGTGGAACCCACAGGCTTTTTATCAAATGTATGTACTTGGTAATAGAGAAGAAAAGACAGAGTCTTATTTAGTAAATGGTAAGATAATACATGCTCTTTTACTAGAACCTGATAAGTTTGATGATCAGTTTATTGTTAGCCCAGGTAAATTACCTACAGATAGTACTAGAACAGTTATAGACAGAGTATTTAATCATGCTTTAGAGCTTCAAGCTAATGGAGATCAGAGAACAGAGTTTACAGAGTATAGTGATGCAGTATTAGATGTTCTAAAAGACATCAATCTACACCAGAGTTTGAAAACTGACCAGCAGAGAATAGATAAACTGTACACTGCAGATGCTATAAGTTATTGGGATTTTCTTAAAGCTAAAGGCACTAAGACTTTAATAGATCAGGAAACATATGACTTCTGTAAAACAGGTGTAGACCTTATAAAGATGAATAATAAGGTGTGTGCCTTATTAGGATGTAATATTACAGAATTTGAAAACAAAGAAGTTTTTAATGAATTACCTGTAGATGTTAAGATAAATGATAAACCATTTGGATTAAAAGGCATCATAGATAATGTAGTGATAGATCATGATAATAAATTAATTTATATCAACGATATTAAAACTACTAGTAAAGAACTTAAAAATTTCCCAGAGTCTATTGAGTTTTATAATTATTGGTTGCAGGCTGCAATTTATTGTACACTTATTGGAGTAAAATTCGTAAATTTAATTGAACAGGGATATGAACTTAAATTTCACTTTGTAGTGATTGATAAGACATATCAGGTTTACCCATTCCCAGTGAGTGAAAACACTATAAATGGTTGGTTTGATAAATTCAAATCAGATATTTTAGAAAAAGCTCATTGGCATTATAAAAACAAGAACTATGATCTTCCCTATGACTTTGCTTTAGGTAGAGTAGTTCTATAAAGCCATGAAAAAAATGATAGATAAACTTTATAGTAAATATTTTCAGAAATCAAGGTCCTTTCTTTATCCTATATTAGGAATAAAGAAGGGATCTTACACTTTACCAGCAGGTACTTATATTTCCCTGGACGGAAAAATAGCACC